AATGACTATGCTTAATAATGCAATTGAAGGCAGTAGATACTCTACACTTAAAGATAACATGTTTATTATGAGAGAAGCTATGGAGACTGACTTTGCGAAGTTTGGTGAGGATATCTATAATCCTGCAAAATATTTACAAGACGAAGGTATCAAAGCCACTTATGATACTATTGCTAAAGGTAGTGGTAAAGATTTAGCTGATCAATACATACAAAAGAGCATTAAGTCTGCAGAACTTTTGAAAGATCAATTATTAACAGCGAATAAAATATTTGCAGATGTACAAGGATTTTATCAACTATCCCCACTGGTTAGAAGTTTGAGAAAGTTTGATAGAAATGCATTTACTGCTAAAAGCTTAGAAGGATTTCAAGGTGCAGGTACACAGTATAGAGATCAACTATTTAAAGATATTGGAAGAGAAGTATTTGAAAATGATTCTGTAGATGCGTTAGTGCAGTTTAAAAAACTTATTGGAGCAGAAGGTTCTAAAGAAATTGGAGCAAAAGCAACAAAAGGTGGTGAAGATTTATTTAAAGCTGTAACTGCAAAATATGCATTCAATAAATTTTTACGAGCTTTTAGTAGTCCATCTGATGCAGGTGCTAAATCAGTTTGGAATTTTATTGATGAAGACGCATCTATCAATGCGGGAGCATCATATTTATCTGACACACTTAAAGTTATGACAAGAGCAGACAAACAAAATCTAGCTGACTTTAGTATAGACACAGTAAGAAGAAACAACGGAATATTTGATACTACTGAATTAAAATTTGGTGCAGATGACTTTGCTGAATTTAGTGCAGATAAGTTTATGCAATCTTTTGGTATTAAAAATTCTTTTGATGAAGGTGGTCGAAGAAAAATTCAATACATGCTTGGAAACAAGGGAGCTGAAGAATTCTACAATTTTGCATCTTATATGAAAGCAATCGGTGAAACTAAATTGTCTGACCCATCACAGTTCTTAGCTAGAAGACTTACACTTGGTGGTGGTATAGCAGGAGGACTTATATTTGGTGCTCCAGGATTTATTGCATCAGCTGCACTATTATTGTTATCAAGAAGAGCTGGACAAATACTTACTGATCCTGTTGCTTTGAGAGCTATGAATGATGCACTGTTACCAGATGAAACACTTAGATTGTTGAGAGGTGAATCAATTGGAACTGGTACACCTAAAGCAACTTTCTTACCTGGGAGAGATTATTATTCAGGTAGAAGTGTTCAAACAATTGTTGATGCACTAAAAGTAAATGGTATTACAGGTAAAGCTAAAGCTGTTACTCAGTCTGCATTTAAATTAGGTTTAACCAGAAAAAGAGATGCACTAGCAAGATTGATTAATTATTTAGGTGAAGAGGACAAAGACATTCCTTACGTTGATCCTAAATCAATCAATGAACAAGAAATAATCGAGAAACTTTCTGCACTTCCAATGTCCATTCCAGAACCAAGATTTGAAGAAAACGTACCTGACAAAGTAAAAGAAGTTATGTTCGCAAATGACTTTAGTGGTTCATCAGGCAGTGCTGAAGAAGATAATGCTTTAGTAGGAATGATTGATACAGCTATTAAAGGTAATTTAATATCAGATGAAGAGGAAGCTGAACGAGATGCAGTAGAGTACGGTAATGTAATGGGTGATATACAATTACAAAACCCAGTAGCTCCTGCTGCGCCACCGGCTACCGGACAAGCGACAGCTGCCCAAGTACAAGGACTATTTCCAAATGATCCAACAAGTGCTCTGATTGCACAAAGAAGAGAACAAGGACAAGCATAATGGCTAGAAAATCTGCAATAGATAGAATTGATAATCATGAAAGAATTTGCAGATTAATGCAAAAACAAACTTTTGAGAGAATTGATAGAATGGAATCACGTATAGCACGTATGGAAAAATGGATAATAGGTGGTTGTATTGGAGTAGTTTTAGCTGTACTTTCAAATCATATGTAGTATTAACTTCAAATGAAGTTAGTAAAGAAATATCCTTACAAACATTACAACAGATTCTCAGACACAACAGGACGTAAATACTTGGTAGACAATGTAAAGGTACCAAGCGTTACAACTATTTTAAGTGCAACTAAAGATAGAAGATTTTTAGATAACTGGCGTAGAAAGGTTGGGGATAAAGAGGCAGATAGAATAATGACACAAGCATCAACAATAGGAACTGAAATGCATCAAGTGCTAGAATATACTTTAAATGGGCAAGGTTACTATAATGCTATGGAGGAAGGTGCAAAACCAAGAATGATGGCCAAGACCATACTAGACAATATTAAATTAGAAGAGATCTGGGGCAATGAAATTAGCTTAGAGTATCAAAATAAATATGCCGGAACATGTGATTTAACTGCAATAGCCTATGGAAAGCCAAGTATTGTTGACTGGAAACAAGCAAATAAACCTAAAAAGGAAGAGTGGGTAGAAGACTATAAGCTTCAGTTGGGTGCCTATTATTTAGCCCATACGGCTAATTACGGGCCCATAGAGCAGGGGGTAATAGCAATATGCACCCGAGACCTCCAATATCAAGAATTTAAGCTCTCAGAGGCTGATTTGAAAGAATACGGAGATAAATTTTTACAGAGAGTAGATCAGTTCAATAAGTTACAACAACCAGTCTCTTAGGTCTTCTTCGCCTAAAGTCTTAGCAGCTATCTGACCTTTACTTGTTAAGGACTTCATAATAGCCTCATCTAATGTATTTCTTGCTACAATATCAATATAAACAACAGTCCCTTTTTGGCCCATTCTATGAGCACGGTCTTCTGATTGTTTTCTTATTTCAAGGTTATAATTGTTGCTGAAATAGATAACAGTATTGACAGCAGTAAGAGTAAGACCAAAACCCCCGGTAGTAGGGTTGCCGACCAGAAAACGGCACTTTGGATCTTGTTGAATACGATCAACAGCATCTTTCCTATCCTGAACACTAACTTCTCCATATATACTTACAGTTGATTCTGGACCATATTTATCAATAAGAAATTTTTTAATTTCATGAATATTATATAAATAATTTGCCCATATAATTACTTTACCATCCGTTTCATCCAATGTCTCCTCTAGAGCTTTTAGTTTAGATTTGTGTAAAGTCATAATCTCTCCATCATCATTTTTAGTAAAACCATTACACACTTGATGAAGCTTAATTATTTCTGTAAGCTTATTAGAGAATGATATTGTACTATCTTCCACTATGGCCAATGCTGAAGTTCTTAGACGATTATATATATTTTTGCTTTCACCTTCGAGTTCAATGTATCTTTTCTGACGTACCTTCGGCTTCAGGTCTAGACATTGGTCTTTTCGTATTCTAGTTGAGAACTGTCTTAGCTTTGTCTCCAACTCCTCCAAACGTTTATAATATTTAGGAACACTTATATATCTACCAGAACCGACTGGTATATCAGTCATCTCTGCATATCTATTTCTGAATGCTAAATAACTTGAGAAACCTAATAATTCTGGACTTAAAAATTGGCATTGTGTATAAAGATCTAATGGAGATTTTGTTATTGGGGATCCTGTTAGTATCCGCCTTATATGCGCTAGTTTTTGTAATCCTAAAATATTTTTTGTTCTTTTTGCTGATCTGTTTTTTATTGTGGTTGATTCATCCACTGTTACAAAATTTAATTTATTTTTTCTGAGATAGTCTACACAAGCATCAAAACCCCTTTTAGTTGAAAGAGCTTCAACGTTTATTAGAAAGATTCTAAGGTGTTTGAAATTATCTAATGCATAAAAATCTTTAGGTTTATCTATATTCCATTTGTAGATTTTATACTTAATTACTTCAGGCATATGTATTTGTATTTCAGTTTCCCAATTTGTGTAAACTGATTTAGGTGCTATAATTAATGCAGCTGTTACAGTTCTCTGTAAAAACAAGTATGCAAGATTATCTATTGTAACTTTTGTTTTGCCTGTACCCATTTCCATAAAATACGCCCATTGCGTTTTTATAGCTGATTCGTTTAGAGCATTACGTTGATGCTCATATGGGATAGTCTTATAAGGAAATTTCCACATCTTGATTTAGATATAATTTTTTTGTTGCAAAGGTCAAGGGAATAAAATAAGAGTGCAGCAGGAGGATATATGGATATTGAAAAAATGTCGAACATTGACATTAATCAAGATAGTGTGAAATCTATTTCAGATAAATGCAATAATTTAAAAGATCTTAAACAACAAGTTGAAGAACAAGAAAAAAAATTATCTCTACTAAAAAACAAAGCACGTGATTTAGAAGAGAGAGTCATTCCAGAGATGATGCAGGAAGCAGGTGTATCTTTGTTGAAATTAGCTGATGGTTCTACTGTAGAAGTAAAACCATTCTATGCAGCAAAAATTCCTGAATCACGAGTTGAGGAAGCCTTCAGTTGGTTGAGAGGTAAAGGGTTCGAAGATTTAATTAAGAACACAGTTACCGCTTCATTCAGCAGAGGACAAGACAACCAAGTCTCTGAATTAATAAAAGTATGTGAAGACAATGGGTTTGCTTATAATAAAAAAGAAAAAGTAGAACCAATGACTTTAAAAGCTTTTGTTAAAGAACAAGTCGAAACAGGTAAAGAATTACCTTTTGATTTGTTCGGAGTATACATCGCAAACAAAACGAAAATAACAAACAAATAATAGGTAATACTATGAAAATAAAAAACGGACAATCGAACGAAGTAGCGATTAAGAAGACGGCTGGTGCAGTTGCCAATGTTAACATTGAGCAGTTCGCAGACGAAGGATTTGATAACGTAGATGCAAATAGTTTGGCGTTACCATTTCTGAAAGTTCTTGGACAACTTTCACCTCAAGTCACACAAGGTGATAGTCAATACATAGCAGAAGCTAGACCAGGAATGATCTACAACACTGTGACTAACGAGTTATATGATGGAGCAGCAGGTATTAAAGTAATACCTTGTTTCTACAAACTCGAGTACATTGAATGGAAGGATAGAGATAAAGGTGCAGTTGCTCCTATAAATGTTTATCCTGCTGATTCAGATATCATGTCTAAAACTGTTAGAGATGACAAAGGTAAAGATAGACTTGATAATGGTAACTATGTAGAAGAAACAGCTTCTCACTACGTAATGGTAGTTGAGGAAGATAAATCTTCTACTGCTTTAATCACTATGAAATCTACTCAAAGAAAAAAATCTAAGAAGTGGAATTCAATGATGATGTCTCTCAGAGCAAAGAGAAAAGATGGTAAAGGTTTCTTTAGACCTGCACCATTCACTCAATCTTACATGCTAAAAACTGTGCTAGAGAAAAACAATCTAGGTTCTTGGTATGGTTGGGAGATAGAGCATATCGGACAAGTGGAGAGCGAAGAAACAATCAAAGCAGCCTTTGACTTCTATGAGTCATGTAAAAAAGGTGCTGTGAGAGCTAATCACAAGAACGAAGATCAAGCAGAACAAAAAACTCCATTCTAATTTATGGAGATACTTGACAAAACCTTGGGAGAGTTTGTAGAACTCTTCCAAGGCTCTTCTACATATTTTGGTGCTTCGACACCATTAGGTCACAAACGTGATCGTGATGGTAAACAAGAATTCAGACATTGGGTAGAACCAGAACCAATGACTAAGGAGCATTGGTTACAACATTTAAAAGGAGAAAAATACTATGGATCTGTCCCTATCAGAGATGATAATTCATGCAGTTGGGGGGTCATCGATGTTGATCGTTATAATATACAGCATAAGGAAGTTATATCGGTTATACGGAAAAGAAAATACCCACTCGTCCCATTCCGTTCAAAATCAAACGGACTCCATTTAATTTTATTCATAGACGGTGTAGTTGCTGCATCGGACATGAGAAGAAAATTATTGGAGATTGCATCTGACTTAGGTGTTAATGATACAACAACGGATATCTATCCTGCGCAAGACGAAGTTGATTTAACACCTGAAGATTGGAATCAAAAAAGAAAAGGTAACTTTGTAAACCTACCCTATCAAAAAGCACATATGACTACTAGAGTTGCAATGGATAATGATGGCAACTCAATAAAATTAGAAAATTTATTTAAGTTTGTATCTGAATATAGACTTACACCTACACAATTTAAAAAGTTAAAAGTATTTCAAGATGATGAAACAAAAGACTACCCGCCATGTGTAGTTAATTTTATGAAAAATAAAATACAAAAAGGCGAGGGACGTAATGATGCTATGTTTAATGTAGCTGTATTAGCTAAAAAAATTAATCCTGATCCTGTCATGTATCAAGACTGGACAAGAAACATGATGACTAAAGTATGCACTGAACCACTCCACCCGCAGGAGTTAAACAATATTTTTAAAGGTGTTGAGAATAAAGAATATACATACAAATGTAAAACTTCTGTAGCTAGAATGCATTGTTCATCTGCAACTTGTTTGAGAAGGCAGCATGGTATAGGTAAGAATGAAGCTTTACCTGAAGTTGGTAAACTTACTAAAGTAAATTCATATCCTGAACCATATTGGATTTTACCTATTCAAGGTAAATCTATAAGGCTATCAACAAAACAATTGTATCAACAGCAATTATTAGGAGAAGCATTATTAAATTATGATATTGTTTGGAGATCTTTGAAACCAACTAAAAGAGATCCGGATCCTTACAGAGATTGGTTAGAAGAACTTATGTCAACCAAACAAGATATGGAAGGTTTCGATTCTAAAGAAGAATTAGATGATGTATTCAATTCTAGAATGTCCAGGTTCTTAGAGGACGTAGAAGACACTACAGAGTTTGATCAAATAGATTCAGGTAATATTTGGAAGGACGATGTAGAGATGAGGTTTAAATTAGAAACATTTAAATCTTTCATGAAAAAGATGGGTTATAATTGGAATGAAAAAGAGTGCACTAAATTTCTTGAAACAGGTGGTGCACAACCTAAATCAAAATTCAAAGGTATTCAAAGCCGACATTGGGTGGTAGAATTACCTAAACAAAGTGAGCACAAAAATAAAGATGTCAAATTCGTTAAAGCAAAAGCTGCGTGGGAAGACAATTAAAATCTTTGGACCACCAGGTACTGGTAAGACTGAGAATCTACTCAAGAGAGTCCAGCGTTATCTTAAACAAGGTTTCTCCCCCGATGAAATCTGTTACATATCATTTACCAACAAAGCAGTTAATGAATGCGTATCAAGAGTCAGGAAAAAATTTAAAGAATACGATGAAGATGATTTTAAATATTTTAGAACATTACATTCTTTGGCCAGACAACAGTTTGCTGAGATTCCCGTTTTAGATCCGAAAGCAGACCTACTGATGTTTCATACACAGTATGGAACTATTAAAGTTAAATATCAAGAAGGCCATGATGATCAGAAAGTATTTAACAATTGGTCTCTACAAATTTATGACAGAGCTAGAAATATGAAAGTTGATCCTGTGTGGCTTTACAAACAACAGTCTAGAAAAGCTGTAAGGTTGCAGCAGTTCAAATCAATTATCAATGGTTACGAAGAGTTTAAAACAATGGAACTGGAGAACGGCCAACGGACACCTGACAGGTTAGATTTTACTGACATGGTGCAAAAATTTATTGATGATGGTGTATCAATACCATTCAAAGTATTGATGGTGGATGAAGCTCAGGATCTTACACCTTTGCAGTGGGACCTTGTTGTAAAATTAGCTAAGGCGGTAGATAGAGTTTATATAGCAGGTGATGATGACCAAGCTATCTATGAATGGAATGGTGCTGACGTAGAATTATTTCAAAACTTTCCTGGTAGGTCTTTGGTATTGAAGAAGAGTGTAAGGTTAAATAAAAATATACATCACTTCTCTAATTGTATTTTAAAATCAATGGGGGACAATCGTGTTGAAAAAGAATTTTATTCTAATGGTAAAGAAGGTGCAGTGTACAGGTGGGGTGGTTTGAAAAAAGTGCCTTGGGATATGGATGGTGATTGGATGGTTCTTGCTAGAATAAACGATGTGAAGAAGGAGCTGCAGCAGGAAGCAAAAGATTTAGGTTTGTATTATCAAGACCAAAAGAACAACAAATCATTTGACCCGAATCAATATCATGCAATAAATTTTTGGGAGTCTATTTGTAATGGTGGCAGCATTAGCAGAGAGGAAGCAGTAACAATGTATGAGTATTTGTTAAACATAGATCACGGATACCGGTCATCTGACAGTAAAAAATGGAGCTTTGCCCACCCAAACCAAGTATTTAATTTTGATGAATTACATCTCAGATGTGGTATGAGAGATGAAAAAGGACCATGGCAAGAGGTATTCAAAAGAAAATTTAAAGACAAAGACAAATTATATTTTAATAAACTTATGAAAGCTGGTGTGGATTTAAACTTACCACCTAAAATTATTATAGATACAATACACCAAGTCAAAGGAGGTGAGGCTGAAAATGTTGTGCTTGCAAGCAAATGTAATTTTCCATCACACTTTGATAAAAAAAATTTAGCTGACAAAGTTAAAGAGCTTAGAGTTTGGTACACAGGAGTTACAAGATCTAAGAACACCCTGCATTTATTGGGTACATACCATCAATACAACTTTCCATTAGGAAAGTATTATAAACAATACGAGGCAACTTATGACAGATAAAGACATGTTCGATGATGTATTTCCTCAAGGAAGACAGGTAGGTGGATCTCACTACGTTCACTTTACCATTCAACCCTATGAATTCATTGCAAAGAATGATTTAACATTCTTCCAGGGCAACGTTATAAAATACGTTTGTAGATATAGATTCAAAAATGGAATCGAAGATCTAGATAAAATAATTCATTATTGTGAATTAGAAAAACTAAAACTACAGGATGAAAAGAAAAAGAAATGATGTACGTATTGTCATTATCAATAGTGGTAATGATATATGCTTTAATATGTGTGTTGTTATATTTTTGGGATAAGGAACAATGATTATAGCTGGTATAGGAATGGGCCATTTAGCTTCAGTAACTCTGATGCAATATGGTAAAATAATTTATTACAACGAAGAAAGAAAACTATCTAGAGTGAAAGACATAGGTGGTATTCCCTACAGATGTTTGGATCAAATAAAACAATTAGGATACAAAATTGATCTAGCATATTCTACTTCATATAATCTTGAGATAATAGAAACAAATAACTTAGTAAATTACTTACATTTTATCAAACTTTACGACAAAGATCTTATTACTTTAAACCAACCACACCATGTATCACATGCCATAAAAGCTTTTATTGATTCAGGTTTTGATGAGGCAAGAGTTTTTGTAGTAGATGGAAGAGGAAGTTATTGGCCTGGTGTAGGTAATGAAGTCTGTTCTATATATGACATCAGTAAAAAAGACTTAGTCTGTGTGTTTAAACAAATTTACAAATACAATTGGTCAAACCAAATACCTAAAGATGGTATTGGTATTACAAAAGATACTGTTTTTAATATTTCTGACAAAGTTCACCTGGGTGAGTTCTATGCAAAGATATCCGAGAAGTTTGGATATAAAAAACAAGAGGGTAAGTTTATGGGTTATCAATCTGCAGGTAATATAGATTATGCTTTACTTGAAAGCATTCAAAACTCTT